ACGGCCAGCCGCCACACTTCAACCACTTTTGCGAGACCCCCTCCCCCTACCTTGAAAACGAAATCATGCAGCGAGATCGTCGACCCAATCAGGAGGAGCCGCGACCTTTCTGTAGATTCCCAAAACGTTTTCGTTCACAATCTCATCGATTGCTTGCTCGATCGCAAGAGATTGATCAGCATCAGACAGCTCAGTAGACGTCATGGTGAGGCGTGCCAGGAACTGTGGTGTGTAGTAGCCTGATCGTGCATCCCATGAACTCCATTCATCGTACTCAGTGAACGGATTGTAGGGATTGTCTACTGTCGTCAGCATGTGCACTGTCATCGCTCTCTCCTTCCTACAGAGCGTCCTTCAGTGTAGTCAGTGACACACCCAATTGATCTGCTATCTCAGCCTGTGTGTAGCCAAGATTGTCCATCGACCGCGCACGGTCCAGCATGGTAGCAGTCATCTTGATTGGTGTGCGTGGTGTAGCCAGTTCCTTGATCCTGTCTTGATCCGCGTTCAACAGGATCTTCTGCAGAGTGTTGTTACTGACCGCACCTGCCTGGATGGCTGCCCATTCCTGATCCGTGATGTCGATACGCTTCTTGCCTGCGCCTGTGCGAACTCGAGCTTTCGCTAGTTCTTGTCCTTGAATCTTCTTGAGTTCGATTGCGTCCATGTCGGGATTGGCAGCCTGTCTAGCACGGACGGCGGCATTTGCTAGAAGCTGGGCTTGTCTTTCGAGAGGCGCGTTCTTCTGGGCCGTGTCTAGTTTGACCCGGAGGGATTCAACCTCACGTGAATAGGCCACCTTTGCAGATGGGCTGTATGGATTAGGCTTGGTGTTGACTGCGATCTGCCTAGCTTTGTTAGCCAGGGCCTTCAACTTGTTCGAGTGATCCGCGTAGATGCGCTCGATGGTGGTGCCCGATGACAGGGTGTGGGCATTGTCGGTCTCTGCCAACTTGGTTGAGCGCTCACCACGAAGAACCACACGGCCCTTCTTGTCGATGTATGTAGCGCCCGTATTGACAAAGACCTTCTTGCCAGTGGCCTTGTCTACAGGACCGCCTTGTGCTGCGGGGCGGGGCTTTCTTTCCGGAACGTGAATGTCCGATCGAGCGCGAGAGATCAGCGTTGCCGCGCCAGCACGAGGGCCGCCTTGATACTTGGCCTTCAGTTGCGCGATACCATTGTCAATCGCGGATTGCTTCCAATTGAGGTTGTGCTTTTCCGCATCGATGACAACCATGGAATGCCGAACAGCTCGAGCAAGCTCTTCTTGTTTGGCGCCATGAATCGTCATGTCTGTGATGAGATTGGAGATCTCACCCATTTGTGTTGCCTTGGTTCTAGCCGACATGCGTTTCATACCCTCATATGCTGGATACGAACGCTGCGGATCGAACCCCTTCAGACCGTCCAGTGCAGGTGCGGTCTTCACGCGGTTGTGATTGTTCGGGATGACCAGAACGGTATCACCATCGAAGTCTGCACCTGACAGACGTTCTGCCACCTTCGAGTGGATACCGACTGCGTCTTTCGCATTTCCCAAAGCCCGCTTTGCTTCAGGATGATTGTTGTTGACGGTGAGTTCGGGGATCTCGAACACGCCACCGTGAGGATAGCGAACTAGCGCAACACGTTCGCCGTTCCTGAAGTTGGGTGCGTAGATCTCGTTCTGCTTCAATGTGTTGATCGGGAGAATGACATTCGAGCGCTGGCGAGGAAGAGCCGCGGCCTTCAAATGAACAGCCGCAGAGTCAGTGCCATCGGCAAAGCTTTCCAACAAACTCTGGCGGACAGTCGGGTTCGTCAACTTCATGATGTCGTCGAACTCGCGCTGACGCCGTTCGTACGTCATATCGAGTTGCTGCTTGGCCAAGGCAGGGCTTTGCTTGGACAGCATCTGCGAAGACAGGTTCTTGGACCACTTGTCCCAATCGCCTTCTTCATTGACGATGTTCATGACGGACGTGACCTTGTGAGTCTTCGGATCCACCTTCTGGCGCACGGTGGCGCCGAACGGATTCTCCGGGTCGTCCTTCAAGGACTTCATCGCGTCGAGCTTGTTGCCCGTGTTCTTCTTGTTAGTGTTGAATACAAGGTCAACGCCAGCCGGCAGATCGTCCTTGTACATAGCCATACCTTTAAGGTAATGGGTACCATCGACTGCAATCCGAACCTGAGCGTATCGAGCACTACCAAGAGAGATGTCAGGTACGCCAGGTCGAACATGAATAACGCCGTCTGAATCAGCACCACCCTCTTCAGCATAACGAACCTTGACTCGCTTGCTGCTGATGGAGAGCGGGGGCTGGATTCCGATGTAGGATCGACCGCCGTCTTCAGAGAACGATCGGATCTGTCCAATGTTCGCACGATTTTGTGACACCTCGGAATACGGAATGCCAGGCGCCGCCAACACCTTGAGTGTGGTTTGTTTGCCGGTACCGAGCTGCTTGACCTTCAAGTAGTAGACGTTGTAGCCCTCTTCTTGAAGCACGGCAACCGCAGTGGCCAGCTTTGTCTGGCTGATTCCCAAGTGGTTCTCGACGCCGGTACCGATGTCGAGATACTTCTTCTGCGCGATCTGCCCCTTCAGCATGACACTAGTGCTGTGCAGGACGTCACTGCGATCCTTGGCGCTAGGCTGCAGTAGAGCCCTAATCGTCGACTCGGGCTTGCCCATCTGTTCGGCAATCGCCGTGTTGGACATTCCCTTGTCGCGAAGACGCTGCGCCATGTTGATATCGGCCTGACGCTCGGCGTTACGAGCAATCGATTTCGAAGCACGAAGCTGGGTAGTAGAAATGCCCATACCTTCGGCGATCTGTGCTTCACTCAGTCCCTGCTTCTGCAGCTGAGCCACATATCCCAAGAAACTCTTGTTGCTGGCGTTCTCAGGACCACCAGAACCCCAAGGATACCTACCAGACCTACGGAGGATTCCGTAGTGCATGAGGTACTCGTCCTCCGAAAAGACGGTCATCCGTAAGCCTCCATCCTCAACTGCTCGATGCGGGCATCAGCCACACGGATCTTGTCCATGATGCTGAAGATCGTCAGTGGGTCGCCATCGTAGAGGCGAACTTCGTCGTTCTGGTAAATCCGAAATTCCATCTCGATGGCGTTAGGACTCACGTCATATTCGAGGCAGAACAACGCTGCGTACACTTCGAGCTGAGTCACCGAGGTGGGATTCACTCCGGTCTTCAGATCATGGATGCGCAACATATTCTTGCGGAAAGAGATGGCGTCTGCTGTGCCGTAGCAGTTCAAAGAGTAGAACAACGTTTGCTCGGGGGTCATCCGAAACCCGATGGCATCGTTCACGTAGGCGTTCAATGTCGCTCGAGTATCCGGAAGTTTCTGCCCCAGAACAATCAGATCCTTGGCCAGGTTGTGTAGCGCAGTTCCCCGGGCTGCGGCAAACGACTTCATGATGGCCGCATCGATCTGATCTTCGTTGTAGTTCACCCAATGATATTTGCTCGGGCTCAGCAAAGCGTGACTACCGCTAAGCCCCGAATGCTGCTTGAATCTCATCGAGCACCTGCCCCTCGTTCTCAGGGTAGATGGTCGCTGTGTAGCTCATCTCGCCAAGAAGTTCTAGATAGTATTCCTGATTCGGCCTGTAAGGCTCCTTGGCACTTCTCTTAACCTCCAGCATGACCCAGTAGGTGCCGTACAGAATCGTCAGGTCGGGGATGCCCTGGATATACTGCTCGTCGTTCTTCAGAATGAAACAGCCAGGAAACCGCATGGCGATGCGATCGATCAGTCCACTCTGATAGTCTCGCTCGAGCTTACCCATAGCACCTCCCTAAAAATGAATGGTCTGTAATCGACCACAGGGTGTCCCTTTCATTATAATCCATGTAAAAACGGTGGGGTTTTGTAAAGTTTTAGATCACCCACTCGAAAGTCTGAAACAGAGGAAAGACGTAAGTCTTGTTGTAGATGGACAACACCACATCGTTGTACAACACGCCGCGATCGAACACGACATCCCACACAGTATCGTAGATGGTTCCGGTGTAGATATTGCGAACGGGATGCGGATAGTCGGGCAGCGTGAGTTTGAATTGCTCGCGGTGTCGCATAGCGAACCACTTCGGGCGCCACATCAGATTGGCGGCTCGACAGTTGCCCTTGTCGCCATCGAGATAGATGGGCGTGTTGAATGTCTGACGCGGTCGATCGACGAATGCCTCTGCCACGAGATGAGCAAGACTGCGATTGTACAGACGTCCTCCCGCAAAGAACGCCACCGTCAGATTGCCGTCTCGCGTGCGGTTGATCTTTCTCTCTTTGCCGAAGCGATCGTTGCGAACCTTCCCTTCGTCGCTGATCGAGTATCCGGGGAACTCTCTGACCGGGAGCCATCGCTCCATGGTGCCTCCCAACTTTGCCAAGATTTTTCGCCGAAAAAACTTTTCTAGTGCTTTAGGTTTTGTTAAGTATTATATTTCTTTACAAAACCTTTCTTATCTAGAAACTTTTATAAGAGAAAAATCTAGGCAAGAAAATGACCTATAACTGCAGGTCAGAGCGATATGAGCCGTTTTCAAAATCTTGGCAACTTTACATGGTTGTAAAGAAATCGGCCATGTTGAAGTCTCGCTTGTCCACGAACGCCTGTCTCAGAGCCACATCGATCGGCGCCTTCGATAGCGGAACGTAGTAGATCAAGTGAGCAAACGGCGTGTTGAGCCGATCAATTCGGCCGTAACACTGCTCCGTCAGCTTGTACGAGGGGTTCTGCGAGTAGAAAAACATGGTATTTGTCTCAATACATTCCCATGCTTCGGCCCCTGCAGTGTACTGAACCAAGTACAACCACGTGTCTGTTTTGGGTATTTCTTCGTGTTTATGCCCATTCCATTCTGCAACGGGGCGTGTCTGGATTGTCCGAAGTATCTCCAATTCATAGTCGAAATTGTAGAACACAATCAGCTTCGGACAGCTCTCCATCTTCCTCAGCAAGGTCTCAAACCGGCTAGGATGCGTTGCAACCACTCGTCGAGCCAGCATGTAGACCTCAGCAGAGGATCGACACGGCTTACTTTTGTACGGATTCCACCGTTTTTTCATCACCAAATCCATCAATTCCTCGTCGTATTCGACCGGAATCGCGATGGCGTGGCGCTTCGTGTGCTTCTCGTAGGGCATCACGACGGTGATCTCATTCCGTCTCTTGATCAAGGTTCCCGTAGAAACATAGCGATCCACCGCAGGGAATTTCGTGTACGACTTGAATATCACGTGCTCTCGCAGGAACTCCGTCCGGTTGCGGTAGAAACCATTCGCAATGAAGACGGGGATGTAATCCATCCAACTGTCGCCAGGAGTCGCAGATAACAAGATCCACGGGTTGTTCTTGGCAATCTTCAGAAAGCTCTTGACCCATCCGCCTCGTCCGATTAGTCGTTGTTCGTCAAAGATGAAAAATGCATTCGTGACGTCTTGGTATTTATGGATGTTATTCCATGAATCGACAGTCAGCAGGCCCGCCGTAGACGTCGCATATGCATCGTTTTTGGTCCCCACACCCCAACTCACAAACTCTCTCTGCCAATCCAGACTGTCCCTCTTCTTGGCTGTCGTGATCACCACCACGTTCGCGTCCGCCCACACCTTCATGTAGTACGCCGCTGCTACTCGGCTCTTCCCGCTCCCCACTCCTCCGCAGAGGATGCAGCCGGATTTCAATCGCCCCAAAGCCTCCATTTGATGCGGACGGAGCTTCTCTTGCCATGACATCAACATCGACCCCTGGAGTTCCGCAGAGAGGGCACCGCCCCTGATTGACCGAATCTTCTGCAAAGAGCAAGATCGTGCAGACGGGGTCCACACAGATGCAGGATGGCACCTGACTACCCAGTTCCATTATCTCTCCTCAAAAAAGCGAGTCACAGTAAAGGGCGCAGACACCCGAGGGAAGCCCAGGTGTCTGCGCCTTCTTACCACTCGATCAGCGGGCCACTAATAGCTGATCGAGAGCATGTACGGAGGCCTCCACATAGCACACCTCCTATTCCCAGATGCGATGACCGTACGCGTCGTACTTGCGCACCTCACCGTTCGTGTCGCACGTGTGCGTCGGGATCTTGTCACGCTTCGTGCCGTTGTTCTCGTGGCTGTGGTGCATGTTGCCCTGCAGTGAGTCCCAGTTCACCACGCCACACACGGAGCAGCACTTCTCGGTGAAGGCCATCTCAGTCCACCACCTTGACGAAGTCGCCGTCGGCGTTGCGGATCTCCACGAACCCGTCGGTGTACTGCCAGTACTGGAGTCCCGCAATGTTGCACAGCGAGACCTTGATCGTGTCGCCGATCTCCACGTTGTGCGTCTCGTGGTAGTACCCGACAGCGCTGTCCGCGCTGATCTTGCCGCAGACCGAGCAGGTCTTCTCGATGAACTGCAAGGTCCTGGCGGGCATGTTCTTCGGCGTGAGGCCCGTCTCGAGGTCCACGTTCCGGAAGTAGTCCCGCTCGTCCATCGAGAGCGAGCCCCAGAAGTCCCGGAACTCGTCCCGCTTCACGGGGCGGGTCCCCTCGCTGAAGTAGTTGATCAGCATGACAAACGAATTGGTCACCGCAAACTCCTCATCAGTAAGGTACAGATATTATGCAGGCCTAACCCCGTACCTGCTCGACAGCCCCCTGCATACCGCTGACACCGATATGCCATTCCAGCAGACTGTCTTCCCAAGTGTACTACGCCGTTTCGTCCGGCGTGGTGTTCTCGTCGTACTGCGAACTGGGGATCCCGCGGCCGCGCACGTCTTCGGCCACCTCGGCGATCTTCTCGGCCCCCCATTTGCCCTCGTGCGTCAGCTCGGGCGGCAGAGTCATGAACTCCGTGCCCTGCTTCTTCCTGAGGGTGTCGTTGAGCTTCTGCACGTTCTCGGTCAGCTCGTTCGGCAGCATCGCGACGGCGTTGAACGACTCGTCGATCTGCTCCGGAAACCCATGCCGGTCGCCCTCGAACTTCGTGAACGTGGCGCCGAACACGTCCTCGGGGAACACGTGCACCTCGTCCTCGAGCACCACGAGCCAATCGCCGAGATTCAGCGTCCGCTCGACGAAGCCGCTCTCGCGCTTGACGTTGTAGCGCTGCAGCAGAGCCGCGAGCCAGCGATAGTTCGGGTGGGCCGAGCCGACCTCACAGCCGAACTCGATCGCCATGGCGCCGATGGTCTCGCGGGTCACCTGGATCGCGATGGTCTGGAGGTTCTGCGGGACGTAGACCACCTGCTGGCACGGCAACCGCACGAGGTGAATCGGAGTGACGACCTGCTTCTTCATGATCACACCTCGCATTCCGTGTTGTGGGACTCGAGCTCCCGATGAGCGATGGTCAGGGCCTGGTTGACGGCGTCGTTGACCCGAGTGCTCAGGGTGCTCTCGTGGTTCGGAATCGCCCCCGCCGGCAGGATGTGGCCGTACAGCTCGAAACCGGCGTCCTCGATCATCTTCAGGACGTCCTGGATCGTCAGCTGCTGCTTCGGCACGAACGTGCGGTCGAACTGGTCCGGCTTGTAGATCCGGAACTTCTTGTTCATCTTGACCACCCAGAAGTTCAGGTAGCCCAGGTAGTAGTTCGCGTGATCGACGCCGGAGCCCTTGAGGCTGATCGTCGGCAGAAGGGCCGTGGTGTTCACCATCCGCACGGGGCGCTGCTCGATCGTGGCGCCGCACCACTGGGCGACCTCGTCGATGTTCTCGAGCGTGATCTGCACGGCTTCGACGTCGAAACCCCGTCGAAGGTAGGTCTGGATATCCATCGTTCCTGCTTTCAGTCCTGGAGCAGCTGTCGATCGATTCGGAAAGTACCGTCGGGATTCTTGATGATCACATCGCCGAGCTGAGCGCGCTCGACCTCCGTCCCCACAGGGACGTTGACCGCGGGGTAGGTCGCCGACTCGTCCAGCGCGTCATGCTGAACAACCCGGCGACCTCCACACCACTCCGCGATCTCTTCCGCATTGCTGCGCGTCAGAGTACGGGCATCGATCATGTCAGCTCGTACTCGCCATCGATGTAGTCCGGAGCCGCTTCCAGCTCGGGACGACGGCTCGGTGCTTCGAGAGCCTTGTTGTTTTCGACGTACGCGGTCCACTTCTGGTCGAGGTAGTCCTCGACGATCTTGATGTACAGCGAGTTCAGGTACGCCTTGATGCCCGACTTGCCGTTCACCGACCACTGAGACGGATTGAGTGAGACATCCGCGGTCTCGACGTCCACCCAGTCCAGAAGCTCGACCTGCTCTTCGGGAACGTACGAGATTCCCCGTGTGGTGACCAGCGCGATCTTGGGCGGACGGACGCGATACGACACCGCCACTGGCAGATACGGCGTCGGCTCGTCGCCCTCGTCCCGCGGCTTGAGGTACTTGATGTTCCAGCCCTCGGCCTTGAGCTTCTCCGCGACCTCGGGCTTCTCGAAGATGATCGCGAAGTTCCGATCACCCTTGCGGTTGTAGACGTCTTCACGGCCCTCGAAGTTGCGGAAGGCGATCCTGATGCCGTCCACATCTCCCTCGAGCGTGATGTTGGTTCTGTCAGTCGTCATCGGTACCCGCGTTCTTGGCCTCCTCGGCCCAGATCTCCTCCGCGAGCCGCTTGGCGTCCTCGGCGTCTTCCGGCGTGGTCATCAGTTCACGCTCCTCACGATGGTGTTTCCGTCGTCGAACTCGTCGGTGTTCACTCGATCACACCCTGATAGGTGCCGTGGACCTCGACGAACCTGCCGTCCAGCGCCAACACGCCGACGAACTTCGTGTCCGCGTTAAGGCTCGAGGTCGTGATGCCCCTCAGAATGATGTAAGGGGGCTTGGGTTCGCTCGGAAGCTCAACGTCGACGACCTTGGGGTCGGTGGTCAACGGCGGGCTCGGCTGGTTGTAGTTCGGCAGCGTCAGCCCCTTGGCCTGCGCCATGATCGACTTCATCGTCTCGAGCTGGCCGACGATCTTCTCGAGAGCCCGTGCGATGCGCTCCTCACTCACCGCTGCTCTCCTCCTGCTTCGGCTCCGGCGGCGGGGCCTTCGCGGCGCCCTCGTCGCTGAGCTGCTCGATGTACTCGCGCATCATGTCACTCGGGTCGGAACCCTTCATTGCTGTCCTCCGTGCTCTCGGTCGAACTTCTCGCGTTCCTGCTGAGCCTTCTCGTCGATCAGCTTCTGGTTGTTCTCGTCCTCGAGCTCCTTGAGAAGCTTGCGAGCCTCTTCCTGTTCCTTGGGAGTCGGCACTACTCTCGCCCCGTCGTGCCGTGGTCCCGCTTGTTGTCCTCGTCGAAACGCCTGCGCATTTCCTCGATCGTCTCGCCGCCGTCCGGATGTGACATCAGTCCAGGTCATCCTTCTCGTAGTTCTCCAGAACACCCTTGATCCTGCTACCGCCCAGCTCCTCGATCAGCGGGAGACTGGTGATCGTGAGGTCGATCTCCACCTCACCCTTGCTGTTCTTCGTCAGGTGCGCGTAACCGTCGTGGTACGTCGTGTCACCGATCTTGCTCTTGAGCTCGACCCGCTTCTCCTTGGCCATGGGTTCCTTCTCAGTGTCGTAGGGATGCGTCTCATCTGGTCGGCCAGACGATCATCGTCCAGATGTAGCCCAACAAGGTGAGCTTCTTCAACTGCTCCTCGTCGAACGGCAAAACTTCGCCACAGAAGAGTTCCACGTCAAGACCCCCGTGGACATTTCTGCCGACGATCTTGCCAATCTCGTCGAAGTGGTAATGCCATCTGTCCGCGATGCAAACGAGCCGACCCTTTTTGAATCGGTTCACGGAATTAGTCCTTCTTTTCTTTGTCGGCGAATTTCGCCAGCATCTGACCAAGTGTGGTATCCGGTCCGTTGAAGACTATCGCGGCTTCTACAAATTGCTCAGCCACCGCAAGACGAATCTTCTGCGGGAGATGTAGCGCGATCCAATAGATCATGCCACGAACTCCTCGTACGAGCCGAACTTCTCGATCTGGGCCTTGGCGTCCAGCGCCAACTTCTCGAAGTACTCCATGTCGATGTCGAGGTCCAGGCCCTTCGCTCGAGCCATCTCCTCCTCGATCCAGAAGAACCCCTTCGTGCCCGCAACGGCGTATTCCTTGCCGTCATACACCCTGATCAGAGTCCCCCCAGACCCAGAGGATTCCGTGACTGGAACGAATCTCCCCGTGCGTCCCACGAAATGGGGGCCACTGGGGAACTTCAGAACCATGTGGCCCTTGGAGACCTGCTTCGTCTCCGCCAGATCCGTTCTCAGAATCGGTTCCCCGTCGAACAGAGTCTTGAACACGTACGGGACCTTGAATTGCGTACCAACGGCCGTCCATTCGACATCATCTCCGTGCTTGCTCTTCGCGATGTACACGGCGTCGTTCACGAGACAGAACTTCTCGTACGTGTTCTCGTGCTCGAACGTGTAGCCGAACTTCTCGCCGAAGTTGAAGACCATGTCGATGATCTCGTCGTCGGCATCGGCGATCTTGATGGAGTCGGTCTTGATGTGGACAACCTGGTAACCGAGCTCCTGCACGTACTTCTTGAGCTCGATCATGAACAGAGCACCGCGCTTGGCCGCGATGTTGTCCTTGTTCCGCTTGTCCCTGAACGGACTGTCGAACGTCGCCGACGTCAGGCCGTACACGATGTTGATTACGATCTTCAGCGCGTACGACAACGCCGTGGCATTGCCCTCGTCCTCGAGGTAGGGGGCCAATTTCCCGCCCAGCATCTCCCGGGCCGATGTGTAGTCCCGGTGCTTGATCGCGAGCCGGGCCTCCATCAACGCCTTGAAGTTCTGGGTGTACCGATCCCCGAACATATTCAAGTGCACGATCGACGTCGGGTGCATCGACGCGATGTCCAGCAGAGCCACGTTCTTGTACATACCCGGTTCGGCGTAGACGTAGCCGCCCTCACCAACCGTCTCACCCATGTACGTGCTCTTGCCCGCCTCATACACGTAGCCGTCGAATTCCTCCGACAGATCCGTGTAGACGAAGGAGCTCTGCGGGTTCTTGTCGCCCTCGAAGATGATCTGGGCGGTGTGGTTCGCTGTCGTGTGGTTGACGGTCAGGCCACTGAGCTCCGCCAGGATCTTTCGCGCCACGAAGTCCTGCGCGCGGTCCTTCCACGTCGCCTTCGTCGCGAAGACATCATTGCAGCAGTAGTCCGCAACGAGCTCGAACTTCTCCGGCGGGACCGGCTCGTCCCAAGGCAGATCCAGTTCCTGGTGGGGAACACCGAGCTCGATCTCGAACTTCTTGAGCGACTGCTTCTTGCTCGAGAACTCGTAGATATCCGCGTACGACAAGTGATACGCCGCCGCGAATGTCGCCCCCGGCCGGTTGGCCATGAGCCGCTTGCTGAGGTCGTACAACTGCTCGTTGCTGTAGCCCAGGTATCTGCCGTAGCAGATGTGGTTGTCGTAGTTCCGGTTGAAGAATCCGACCAGCCTGAACTTGAACAGCATCTCCATCTCCGCGGGAGACGGATTGATCATGCGCACAATCGTGTCGGAGTCTTCGTAGGACCAGCAAACCACGAAGAGGTTGGGGAAGACTTCGACGTCGAAGAACACGATCGGTGCCTCAACATCGGGCGCCGGATTGAGCTCAGTACCGATGCTGGGAGGTACGGCCTCACTAGAGAAACGCATACGCTGGACCTGCTGAAGGCAGTACATGGCGTGATTCGAACTGTTGTTCGCGAATGCGACCAGCTTGGGCTTGAGGTCGGACACGTCGTAGTTGAGACCATTGGCGTACGCGTCGTCGAGGATCTTCTTGATGAAGTCGATCGACGGCTTGGTGCCGGGATGAATCTCCTTGCGAAAATTCTGAGCGATGAGTTGTCGCAACCCCGCTTCGCTCTGGATGGTTTTGGTGGGGAGCACGGTCGACTTCTCCTTGATGGGAAGACCACTGTTGATGGTTGCGATGGGAACAGTATTGCACTTGGAGAGACGCCGGCGCAGTGCTGACTTCCCCGTGAATACCTTGACCTCGATTCCCTCGGAGAAGAGTCGAGAGAGAGTCGTGACATCACCATCATAAAGGTAATGAAGGTGAACACCATTGCCGGACTTAGAGAGCTCAGCGTACGTCGGAGGCCACACGGACGCCGCTTGGAGATTGCGTGCAAGGGCCTTGACACCGTTGTCTCCCTTCAAATCGAAATCAATCACAATGTGGTTGTCGGGCGGCCGAACGTAATGCTCCCGACTGGTATCGATATCAGAGAGCGTGGTGGTTACCTTTGCCCACGACGTCGAAGGAATTCCTTCGTCGGTTGCGTACTGCGCAGGACAGTCCGCGAGAACCTGGTCGAGAAGAGAAGCCTTCTCCTCGATGACCAGCGAGAAAACGTCATCGTCAGGCGCCGCAGTTTTGAACTCAGCAGCAGTGAAACCCGAATAATAGTTACGAACAGTAGCTCCATCGACTTCCGCCCTGTCTTTGAATTCGGCGAAGTAATTCCGCAATTCCTCACGGAACTTGTATTGGGGTAGTGCTTTGTCAATCCCGGTAGAGCTGCAGTATTCCTTGTACATCTCATAGGCTTGCTTGAGCGTCACGCCATCTTGATATTTGAACACATCGTACGACGCCTCGACGAAGTTGAAAATGATGTCCGTCTGGAACATCATCTCCGTCGGTCGGTAATCGTTGTAGTAGTTCTTACCGAGGCTTCGGTAGACGTCCAGACAATGTTGCGCGATGGCCCCGAGCTCGAAATCGATACGACTCAAAAGCGTATTGTAGAGATTTGCCGGAATTGTCACTCCAGTCGGATGAATATCGATCAAGCGGCGAATCAAGCCCGACTTTGCATCGGAGATCTTGACTGCTTTGTTCGATCCCACAAACAAGAGCGCATTCACTCGGCCGGTATAGCTCGGCTTGTATTTCTCGTTCATCCTGATGTCTTCGTGGGACACGATAGAATTCAGGAGTGTGTTGTCGTCGATTCTGGAGAGATCCCCATCGTGCTGGATCGCAACCAAGGGGTTTGATTTGAAGGCTTCCGTCGCGAAGCTGTTGTTGGATGAACCCAACGCTTTCGCTTCGAATGTCGCTGTATACCCCTCGAAGAGTTTCTGAAGAATCGAAATGACAGTACCTTTGCCGCTCCCAGGCTTCCCATAGAAGACGAAGAACTTCTGGATCTTCTTCGAATCCCCGGACACTACGGCTCCAATAGCCCACTCGATTTTCCTCCTCTCTTCGACAGAATACAACGTCCCGACTAGTTCGTCCCATGCAGAATGGTCACCCGCCGTCAACGAATATGGCAGCTTGCGACTCACGTAATCCGACCGCTTGACCTCATCATTGGCGAACGTGAGACTTTCGTCCAGCTGTCGCGCGTTGTCCGAGATATTCGCCAGCAATGACCGATACGCAATCCACGATTTGCTGCCGAAGTTGCGCATGGTCATGATACTCACATCACCGGGGAGCGTCTTCGCATGTTCCTGCAGCTCCCTGTCCACGATCCGAGCGACGTCATACTCATCCGTGGACCACAAACCCGCTTCCTCGTCCCAGATGGCATAGAACGCGCGTCCGCGTACCATCAGGTCTTTCGATTTTCCTACAACAAAACTGGGGGAGAGAATAAGACCTCCGTCTTTCTTCTCCGTAACATGCATGTTGTAGAAGTCCACCACTCCCCCTTACTCAAGTCCAAGGAGATATGCATGCATTTGGTACCACAGTTCGACCGTACGTTGGTCTTTCTGAGCCCGTGGTAGCGGAAACAGCCCGCCTTCGCCGTACCGATTGTACGTGCGATCCATCACCATTCTGATGCGATCATCGACATCTTCGGGTGCAAATTTGCTGCGGTCATTGTGACCCAGAAGCCCAAGGTTTCCCAGAAGATGCCAAAACCAGAATTCGCAGTCACGGCCGTCCTGAAATTCCAGACGGCGTGCGAGTGCGATCAGCATCTCCAGGAATGAACAACCGAGCTCCGCCCAGTTTGTGTCTACACGGACGCCGAATGAGTTTGCCCATTCGAATCGTAGATCACGCCCGTCTTCTGCTCTGTTGTCATCGCACGGAATATGCCAGATGAACTCCGTCGTGAAGAGCTGTTTGAGCAGATTCCAGTACGTTCTTGGGCCCTTCCGGATCTTGACGTCCGCTACCAGGCTGTACAGCCATTCAAAGTATTGGTCGTCAAGAGTTCCGGAAGCCACTATCTACTCCGGCCACTGGGAGGATCGGTGTTCCCCAAGACCACCTGAGAGTAAGACCCGGGGTTCTGGTTGACCTCCCATTCCATCTGCAGTCGACGATTGCGGATGTGAACCGTGTTCGGATCGCTCGACATGTACCCGAACTTGAACATGTTGTCCTGGCCGACCGTGTCGTCGATGGATTCGATACGCTCGTCACGCTCGTCCGCCAACGCACCATCTTCCACGTAGTACGTCAGGCTTCCCTGAATGTACCCCGATTCGCCCGACATGAACTCGTCCTGCGGGATGACCTCGGGCTTGTCGAAGATGCTCTGCGTGTGAGCGTCCACCGGCGGCGGAGTGAAGTCGACCATGGGCGTGTTTTCCCCCGGGGGAGTTTCCGTGGGATATTCCGACTTCACAATCTTGTGGTACGCGATCTTCTCCGGCATATCGACGACGCTCGGAGTGTGGCCCTTGAGGTCTTCCTGGCTGACCATCGCGACCAGTGCTTCTTCTGGCGTCGCGAAGGGCTGCTTAGCCTGCGAGTAGAACACCCGCATACCAGCTGTCTCCTTCAAGATACGCTCTTCGAAGTGCAGCGTCAGTCGCTTCTCGGCGACCTTGTAGCCGACTACGGCGCCAGCCCCGGCGGAGATGAGGCTGGCAGCAGTCACAATCAAAAGGAGCTTCATCGTCCTTGCTCCTTCACACCGGCAGGTCGTGCGCGGTCTTGTCGATCAACTTGAAGATCACGCCGTTGACGTTGAAGTCCAGCAGGATCGACGCCTCGTCACCGTTCACGAAGTCACGCACGTGCGGGTTCGTGATGTCGTCAAAGATGCCGAAGTCGATGAAGTCGTCGCCCGGGCCGCCCAGCACCCAGCCCACAACCGCGCCAGCGCCGGTGTGCTCGAAGCCCAACGCCTGGTAGACCTCGTTCAGGAACACGTGACCGCGGGACTGCAGGAGATCGTTGAAGTAGCTCTGCTGGGCCTGCAGGAAGATCCGGTTGTACTCCGGGTTGCGCTGCCAGTCCTTGCACTGCTCCGCGAAGAAGCGCGCGTACTGCGACGGACCCTCGGCCCGCTTGTGGACGACCGTCTTCTCCTTACCGTCCTTGCCCTGCACGGTCTCGGTGATCTCGCGTGTGCCGAACTGGAACTCACGATCGGCGTCGTCGCCCAGCTGCTCCCGGACGCGAGAACGGTACTTCTGGAACGCCTGGTCGACGGTCGCGTACGCCGCGGTCAGCGAGGCGTTCCGACGGTTCAGCGTGATGTGCGAGCCGGTCAGGAGCCCGATGGAGATCATCATCAGGCCCGCGGCCGGCGCGTACAGCTTGGTGACCGCGAGAATCGTCTTGATCCGCAGCGCCATCTGGTCCTTGGCGTAGATCTTCTCGTCGTAGCCGACCTCGAACCCGTGGCCGATCTGCTGCTTGTACTCCTCGTGCAGCAACTCGGACTTGGTCTGCTGGTCCTCGGTCTCGGACAGAGTCTCGCTGATCTTCATGGTCGCGCGGCACGCGAGAACGGTGGCGCCCACGACGCCCACGACGCCCACGCCGAACATGATCTGCGGCGAGGTCTTCTGCAGGTGCAGCAGCGGACGACCCAGCTTGTGGGCCACCGCATCCGGAAGGAACTTCATGATCATCCTTGTCTGTTCAGTCGAGGGGAATGGTGTCGGGCAGAATCAGCGTATATCCCTCGCGGACCCTGCGAACGTCGCTTCCGCGGAGGTCGGTCCAGCCCCACTTCTCGTCGATGTATTCGGAACTCCATCCGATGAGGCTGTGCAGATCCCGCACGCTCACGAACTCGTATCCCTCGAGAAGCTCGTACATCTTCGTCAAGACCGCATCGGCCTCGACCCTGGTGGCGAACAACAGATCATCGATCGGCCGTCCCTTGAGAGACGCATTGGGCTGTCTCCCCATGGTGTGGCGTCCCACGGGGTTGTTTCCCCGCTCGCTGTACCGAGTGTAGTTCGTCGGACCCGGAGAAACGGTCGGTCGATATCCACCCGGACGGCGTGAGCCACGGCTGTCGCCGTACAGCATGCGTTCGAAGAACGTGCTGGCCATCTCGTTCAGCATGTCCTTGGCCTGAGGGATCAGCACCTCGGTCACGATGTAGTTCGTCACGGTCTTGCTGTCGCCACCGATGAAAATATCGTGGATCCGCCGTCCGAGAGGCTTCTTCCGCGACGCGACTTCACCGGTGACAACTTGCTCCACCACCTTGTCGGGCGTGGGTTTGGGAGCACCTGGCTGCGGCCTTCCCGGCAATTCGCTCATGGTCCTCTTTCCTGCGAAAACCTTGAGCCCTTGTAAGGGGCTCGCGGGTTTGTCAGTCCTCGGATTCGGAAGTGTTCTTTCGGGTCTTGATGCTCTTGAAGGCGGTGATCAGCTCGTCGATCTGGTGGTCGGTGTAGTTGCCGGTGATCTCGCCCACGGCTCCACCAATCGCAACGCTGGCAGTCCCCACCATCACCTTGTTCGGGATGGATTCGGTGTCCACGTTGTTCTTGATGAAGTCGCTGACGATCTTGGCAGTACCCGCCGCGACGACGTACTTCACGACCTTCTTCAGAAGCACAATCTTGTCCATTGCATTTCCTTTGTCGTAGGGTCTCATTATAGACCCTGTAATTCTTGCGAATGGGAAAGCAGGGGCGCATCGGGGGTCACAATTGTCGTTTAAGATTCGCGTTGGTCAAGAGGTGAGACCGGGCCTCTCGCGAATCCCCCACCCGTGGTCTGTCAGGCGCCGAAGATCTTCGCGTATGTCGCCTTCTGCTGCTCCGGCGTCATGCTCGCGAACTCCTTGGGCGTGGGACGCCGGTTCTCCTTCTCCCAGGCCGGACGATTGTCCTCGGTCTTGCCCATGATCTCGGCCAGCTCGGAGTTCTTCTCGACCTCAGCACGGAACTTGTCCTGGACCTCCTTGGGCATGAGGGCCTCGAGGAACTCCACACCCGCGCTGGGAGTCGTGATGAACTTCCACAGCAGCTCGTCGATCGCCGGCGAGTCCATGATGGACTTCTTGGCCTCGGGAGTCTTGATGAAGTCGGCGCCGTCCTCGGATCGCACACCCGCGGCCAACTCGATGATCTCGCGGTACGTGCTGACCAGCGCGCTGAAGTCCATCTTCTGGGCGGCCATCTGCAGACGCGCGTGCCACTTCTCCAGCTCCAGCTGGAGCTGGGCGACCTCGAGCTTCGTCAGGTGGAACCAGAAGTCCTTCGTGTGCTCCACCTGGTTGAAGTCTTTCCAGGTGAGGGTCTGCTTGATCACGGTCTCTCCTACATGCAACGGTCGTAGCCCCGAACGGGGCTGGTGCGGAACTGGATCGAAATGGCAGGCTTGTCGTCGACAAGTGTTGCCGTGTACTGCACGTCCAGGAGCTGATCGGAATTCCATCCGACCTCGTCCGAGAAGATGGTGCCGCTGAGGCCGAGCTTCTCGTAGAACTCCGTGAGTGACGCGTGGTAGAAATTGTTGATCTGATTGTTGATCTCGTTGACGGCCCGTTCCACCTTGGCGTACTCCTGCTTGAAGAGCCGACCAGTCAGCGCGTCGTGGAACAAGACTTCCGAGCCGGTGATGATGATCGTGTTGGCGCCGTCGATCTTCTTGATCTGCTCCGCCGCCAGCTCCGCCCGCATTTTCTCTTCCTTCTGCGGGCCCAGCGTGGTGACGACCTTCTTCTTGTACTCCTCGGCCAACTCCTCCGAGAGCTTGAATGCAGCCGTGATCGCGGCAGCACGTCGCGTGCCAATACTGTTCGCAGCGATGATGCAGGTCGCAGTTCCCGCCAGCACGACCGCGCCGGGGATGAACTCCTTCCAGTACGTCTTGACGAGGTGCTTGGTCGACAGGAGCTCGTCGTCGGGCTCACCGTTCAACTGAATCTCTTCGTGGAACTGCGTACTCGCGTCCAAGCCCACACGAAACGCAGCACGGCCGGTCAGCGCTGCGGATGTGACGGCTCCGGCGACACCGAGACCCGTGAGGATTCCGGTGGAATTGTCGATGACGAACTTCTCTGCGGCTTTCAGAAACAACTTCACGTTCATGGTCTCTCGTTTCCTACTGGTAGTGATGTCCGCCGAACACGAGCGCGATGACAGGGAGCGTAATACCGATCATGGCACAAATCGCGATAGCGATCAGTGCAGCAACCCACCAGGGCACCTTCATGTAGTAATGCTCCTTCGCGCTGTGCCTAGACATGTGTCAGATCGATCTGTCGCGAAACTCCCATCATCGTCATGGTGTACGACAGCGTGCCGTTGCCGACCGTGAACTCCTTGGTGTCGCTCTCCACCAGCAGCGCCTGCGTGTTGTCCTTGACCGACGCGATGTTGGTACCGGGCTTCGCCAAGTTGTCGAACGAACCCCGCCAGTAGGTGATCGTCGTGTTCTCGTTCGTCATGGTGATCACAATGGACTTGCCTTCGACGGAGGCACGGATCTGGACACCGTAGCTCTCACCCTCGTAGGCACCGTCCAGCGTACTGGCTTCGACGGGGACCACGGTCGGGGTCGGCTGCGCGGCGCCCGCGCGCTCGAAGCTGCTGTGGCCGTCCGGGCCCAGCGAGAACACGTACAGCATGGCCAGGACGCCCGCGACGATCACGCCGCCGGTCAGGATCGGCCAGTACTTCTTCAGCAGGTGCTGCATGATATTCCTCATTTCTAGTCGTTGTCTGACCCTACGAAAAAAACCTAAGCCCCTGTTCGGGGCTCGGTTCTTGTTCTACTTGTCGTCGGCCTTGAGTGCATTCACAGCGATCTGGCAAGCGGCGTTCAGTACAATCGTGGCGCCAACAATCACGCCAGCGACGATGAGCGTCTCCTTGATCATTCCACCTGCGATCTGTGCGATCTCAGTGGCTTCGGTCTTGGAGACCTCAACGGTCTGGGTCTTGTTGTCGTCCTTCTTGACGAGCGACACCTGGACAGCGCGGTTCTTGAACCACATGGCTTATCCTTTCGTAGGGTCTCATTATAAGCCATGTAAATCTTGCGAATCAGCGGTGATGTACGGCGAGCCACATGACTGCTGCCAGCACAAATCCCAATCCGATCAACCACGTGACCAAAATGGCAATGGCTAGCTTCATGTCGTTCATAGGCCCGCGGGGACGATCTTCTGCAGAAAATAGATCCACACCAGGAGAACAATCGTCACGATGATGGTCCAGAAAATGATCCTGCCCATGTCATCCTCCAAAACCTAAAGCCCTTGTGGGGGGCTTTAGGATCGATTCGCGGGTGAGGTCAGTCCTCGTTGAGCGCGAGGTTGGCAGCGCCTTCCTTGCGGGCCTTGAGCTGGTCGATCTTCTTCCACACGAAGCTCACCGTCGCGTAGACGGCAAATCCGGTGGCAGCGGCAGCGATCAGCTGGGCGGCAAGACGGCCGTTGTCTTCCTGGTTCTCGTCCATGACGTTTCCTTTCATCGGGTCTCATTATAGCCCTTGTAAAACTTGCGAATCCCAAAAAATATAATCCCCGTAAACTCGAAAAACCTTAAGACGTGTTTTCGGGTCACACGCCTTAAGGCTTCGAGATTCCTCTGGTCTACAGTTCAGACGATCTTCTTCAGAAGTCCGAACGCCTTCGATGCGATCACGTGCGCACGCTCGTGGTGGAGGATCAGCAGCAAGCCAGCGAGGTGCGTCACGACGGGGGCAGCCACGACCAGGTTCAACTTCTCCTTGGAACGGAGTTCGTATGCCTTGGTCACGGCCGTCAACATCGCGGCGTAGTTCTCGTTGTACTCGGGCTCATCGTCCATCATCTGATACGTGCGCATGATCATCGCGTCGAAACCGGTCTTGACTTCGTCTTCCGTACGCTTGAACATGGCTTATCCTTTCGGTGGTCTCACTATAAGCCATGTAAATCGTGCGAGTTACTCCTGGATCTTCTGTTCTCGCTTCACGTTCAGGGTGACCTGGCCACCCTCCTTGAATATCGGGTTGACCGCAGTGTCCACGACCCTCATGCCGGCCACGGTACCGTCAGGATCCTGCGTGATCACCAGGTCACCCAGCGTGTTCTGGATCTGGTAGTTCTTGGAACTCTTCCCCAGCAACGCACCGAGGAAAGTGTCGAACGCGGTCACGACAGCCGCCACCACCGAAGCATTCTCCCAGTGGAGAATCAGCCCCAGGGTGATGATGAACGCCGCGACCGCGGGCAGCACGACCAGCGCGATCCACTTGAAGAAGTCATACCACTTGGGCGGCAAGGAAAAACCGTTGTCATCCACTTCGTCTTCGTCCCTTCTCTAGCTCAGCCACTCTTTGCTTCAGCAGAGCATTTTCGCCCTCAACAAACGTAAGCCTGTCCTGCAGCTTCTTGATTTCCGCTGCCTGCCTATCGATGGTCTCGATATCCATCTTGCGTGCGCGGTTGTAGGCTTCGGTCTCCGCCTTGGTTCGCTCATTCGCGGTGCTGGCGTCAGCGCTGGATTGCGCAGCCTTCCTGGCTGATCGGCCTGCCAATGCTGCTGACACAAGGCCGATGGAAGCTACTACTGCACTGCCAACCCAGTTAAGATCGTCCACCACTAATCACCGCCGTTTGGTCCGGGTTCAATAAACCAGAAATAGCCCACCACATGAAGGCGAGCAATCCCCACAGTACCACACCGGACACATTGGCTGACACTTGGTAGAACACATATCCTAGCAAGTACGTAGCACACCATGCCGCGGAAATGCCTGCGAGAAGCATATATCCCCAGGCTTCGGATAGTGGCGGCCATCTCGAAGAAATCATGACCAGCAGACCACACACCACAAATACCCCACCCCAAAAATGCAGTGGGGCCACTTGCAGCAAGACGGTCAAACCTGCGTCACGATTGGGATTGCGTGGACCGAAACCATAGGCCCATCCGATCAAGGAGTACATGATCCCTGCGACCATGAGAATGGTGCTGTGACGCTTCCACGGACGTAACCCCCAGAATTTCTCCCGGAAAGTCAGTTTGTGGTTCGCTTCCACACTCCCTGGGTCTTCACCCATGGCTCAGCCACCTTCCATACTCCTCCGGATCGCACGAATGGAACCGCACGTTTCCACTGTCCACTGACGAGAACGCGAGTGCCCGCAACGAGATCTACTTGAGTTCGATCCGAATAGGAACCCCAGCCAACCGAATTTCGACTACGTCCCCAAATATAGTACGTAGCACCCGGAGACAGACCCGTAAGGGTAAACGTGCCAGACGGATCACTAGCGAACGTCGTGGGGGCGGAGGGGTTGGTTCCGTATCCAATTTGCCGTTCCAGTGTCGGCGGGTTATTGTCGTTCTCGTCGAAATTGTAGGTCACGATCATTGATGTCTGGCTTGCGGCGACTTGACCGAGTTCCGGTGCTCGAGGAACTGTCCACGTGATGCCTTCGGCGCGTGCCGACCAGTCGCCCCATCCGACGGCATTGTGACCTCGAGCCCAGAAGTAGATCAGATCGCCGGAGCTGAATCCACTGACATCCGATGTGCCGTTCGAGTCCACGTAGGTCGGAGGACCATTGGGAACACTGTACGCCAGCTGCCACGTATCGACGGTCGAGCCGCCGTCACCATTTCCTACGAAGACGACGTGGAACGCACTCGTCGACGTAGGCGTGACTTGCGTGATCGTCGGCGGAGGCGGAACTGTCGACCGAGAGATGAATTGGGTGAAACTGGTCGTAGCCCAACCCAGGCCCGAACCTTCGATGGTGAACGTGACGTTTTGACTACTGCCGACGTCGACGTGGTCAAAATACTGCCAGTTACCGCCTCGCAGCAGCCGAAACTTCTGTCGAACGTGGTTTCCGTTGGCGTCGTACGACCACCACTGATCGTTATTCCACGTATCCGGGCCGGTTTTGAACCAGAATTCGACCGAATATCCCAGATCGCGGATCATCATCGTCGACGACCCGCCAATGCCGAGCGTGTAGTCGGTCATGGCAGGATCTTGAAGTAGATGTCGCCGTCAACACCGCCCACGGGATCCGCGGTCCCCGAGCTGATTCCCGCAGCGGTTCGAGCCGCGGACTTGGACTGAGGAATCTGGCTCAAAGCGATCGCGACCTCATCACGAGTTCGATTGATCTCCGTAGCGCCGTCCTTGACCTTGTCGGTACCGGCCACGAGAGGAAGACCTGCGGCTGCTGCCAAATCGCCGATGGCCACAAGGGCCTCCTTTCTACTGAGTCGACCAGTATTCAGTCGAACCGAACAGGTCCCATTGTACATCGTACTTCCACGACGCCCACGTGCCAGGCGCGACGTAATCCTTCCGAATTAGCGAAGGATATGACGCATAGCCACTGGCATCGTCCTTGAAGATCTGCTCCACCACACGCATGTACGCAATGCCACCATCGTCGCCTTGGATCTCGACGACGTCGCCCAGATTGTAATCACGCTCATACAGATAATTACTGTTCTGCGCGACTTCACCATCGTAGACATTGATGGACTGTGACCGACTTAGTTCCCCTTGTCCTAATTGGGTCAAATATGCCGGTACATCCGCCAAAGCCATCCCCTCGGGAATTTGCGTGATAGTGACGAGCTTCGTCTTCTGCTGGAAACCGCCCCCCGACAGAGCAATATCCGGAACGGTGACGTAGACACTGATGTTGGCGTCGTTATTGCTCGCGTCCTTGTAGGAATAGACCATCCATACCGTGTTGACGTATTCCGACTTGTCCACAAGATTCGTGGTGTCGATCAGATTCGCCATATCATGCGAGAATATGACCGGCGTGTACGTCGTTTGGCGAGTCGTGCGGTCGCAGCCCTGGACGGATTCGAAATAGAGCTTCGAGGCGTTGGGATCCTTGTAGAAACGGAATCCCACCTCGTATTGGGTGGTGAGCGTCTGGAAGGCCGCATACAAGTTCATGGGCTTGATGGACCACTGGAAATCAGACGGGTACGTGACCGAAATATTCTCCGCGGGATACAGCGAGGGAGTCCCATCCGGTTGCAAAAATGGGATGACATCGCCGGGATCCAAAGGCTCCGTATAACACGCCTGGTAGAAGTAATATGTCAGCAATTCAGGAGGTGCTGCGCCGATCGTATCGGACGACACAGAGATCATCCCGGTGACAATATTGAGGGCCGCACATAGACGCTTTTCGAGTAAGGAATTCAGGCAACGTCCCGTAATCTTGAGAACGTTCCCTTTTTCCACGTCGTCGACTTCTTCGACCTTCTCGATGATCATCACACGCTTGGATTGCGTGATCGACAGCATCGCATCCGGGACGAATCGCCGCTTGTTGTTCGGAGTCGCCAAGGTCTCGATCGTGAAATCGCCCATGGTGGACCAGCGTTCAGTCCAGAGGAATGAAATATACTGGTCCACGACGTCGATGGGGCGGAGCAACGCGTCCAGAATGAAGATATCCATTACAGACCTCCATACCTGACCACGTATTCCAAAACATAGGGGACAGGATCCCCCGGAGCATAAATGCGAAATTGATTATTGCCTGGGAACAGCTGAATCCAATTTGACTGCGCAGAGCGCCCGTACAGCAGAGAACTCGGCACCCCAGCCCGAGTTCGCGTGATGCCCTTGGCGCCTTGCAGAGAACTGATGACCAACACATCGCCAGCCAGCAAGGGTGCAGAGAAGTCCAGCTGGCGGATGGCGCCGCTCTCGTCCGATACGTAAATCGAGAAATCGGACATCGCACGGTTCACATTCAAAGTGACGACCGTATCCGTCTCGACCGTGCCGGGGTAGGAAATCAGCGTGTTTGTCGTGGTACTGACTGTCGAGCCCGACAAATCCACAATTCGCGGATCGGTGAAATCAGGCATGTAGCACATGATCGACACCGAGACGATGGGCGCTTGCGTGAACAGTGTGGAGGGCATTTTCTCCACCACACCATTGATGTCCACGTAGAGCCCATCGTCCTGGTAAAAGCGCATCTTGATCTGGCTCTTCGGCAGGAAATATGCGTAGAGTGCCTGCCGAAGAGCCGTGTACGTGCTGGTGTCCGGATCGAGATCGAGCTTCAGCACGATATTGCGAGGCCCACGCTTGGCAGTCTGAAAGACTTCTCCATCCTGCCCAGCGTAGGTGGAACTAGTGAGGATAGCGTCCACGGGGTCGAGACCGTCGATATCGGCCACCACGTATTCACTGTCATCGTCGTCGAACGGAAGCGTCAAGACGTTTCCGCGGCTGTTGGTGACCTCAACCTTCGTGAGCACTAGCTACCCTCCCTCGTCGCTGATACCAGATTCTTGGTCTGACGGTAGATCTCCGCCGTGGACAGAGCCTTGGGCGAAGTGTTGTACTGCGTGTAGTTGTACGTGGCGCCGGAGCCGTTCGTACTGTCCGTGGTATCCGTCGTGTCGCGGTTGCTCTCGAAACCGCTATTGGCACTCTGGGCACTAGACCGGGTCGAACTGACAGCCAGGGGCTGCAGGCTCAGAATATCGCCGATTGAGCTCGCGTCCTTCTGGACCTGAGACAAATCCAACACCGGCGTGATCGTCGGGGTGAAATCGCCCAATTCCGTTCCGAGAGCTGCGGCCAAGCCAGTGAGTGGCTTCATCATGCTATCCAGCGTGTCCTGAGCAACACCGCCAGCGGCATTCGCCATCAAATGGCCGTATCGGTCGAAACCGACCACGCCACCTTGGACGATCATCTGAGACAGCCAGATCGCTTCCTTCGCCGGCGAATTCACGCCAAAGAAGTGCAAGACTTCGTTCCAGGCCTGCTGAGCCATCGCGAGCAGCTTCCCGCCCACACGGCTGGCAAACGTGCCCAGACCGTTGACGGTGCCCTGAATGATGGCTTCGGCAAGGTTCGCACCCGCGTTGCCCATCTCGGGGCCACCGGCGCGAATCGTCGCAGCAAGACTGTTGATGAAGTTGACCGCGGTGTTCTTCGCGGCTTCAGCGACCTTGGCAGCGTTCTGCCCGATACCTTGGATGAACGCAATGACGACGTTCGTACCGGCATCGATCATATCCTTCAGGTGAGCCGCGATTCCGTTCAAGAAGCTGATCAGAATCTTGGAACCCGAGTCGACCATGGAGGGCAGATGTGCCGCGATGGTCTGCAAAAGCTTGTCGAGCAGTTGATATATCGTGTCAACGACCTTGGGAATGACGTTGACAATCGCGTCCAAGAGCGCGTTCATGACCGCAGTCATGGCTTCGAGCATCTTGGGTGCTGCTTGAGCAATGGTCAGCGTGAAAGCGACCAGACCCAAAGCCAATTGTGTGGCGACGTATGGAATCGTGGCTGCCAAACCCAGCACTGCCGCGATGGTGACGGCGATTGCCGCAGCACCAACGGTAGCCAGAATTGACAAACCTGTTGCGAACGCCAAGACGCCAAGACCTGCTGCAGCAATACCGATGCCGAGCAATGTCACCGCGGCGCCCAGTGCGACGATGGTCACGATGACCGGTGTCAAGACCAGACCCGCGGCGCCCAAGATCACAAATATCCCAGCAAGACCCACCAAGCCGGCGATGATATCCGCCCAGCTCATTGCGCCCAATTCCTTGAATACCGGAATCAGGAGCGCGAGCGAGGCAGCCGCCACCGCCAAAGCCAGCGAACCGGGAAGCGTGCCGTCCATCACGATGAGAGCGGCGGCAATGATGATCAGAGAACCTGCGAGGGTGATGAGCCCCTTCGCGATCTCTTCCCAGCTCATCTTGGCCATCTTGCCCAAGACGTTCCCGACAATCTCCAACGAGGCTGCGGTCACGAGGATCGCAGCAGCACTGAAGATGGCGCCTTGCGGGAGCAATGCCAATGCTGTACTGATGGCGAAAATCGAACCGCCCAGTACAGCAAGTCCGCGACCGATCTCATCCCACTGCAGTGCAGACATCTTCTTGACGGCGTCAGCGATGATCTCGAGTGCTGCACTGACAATGAGCACACCAGCGGCCTTAAACACTGCTCCCTGAGGAAGCAAGTTCATGGCGCCAGTGAGAATACCTAGGCCTGCAGCAACCCCAGCGAGGCCCTTCGCCATGCTCTTGAGATCGAACTTCGAGAAATCACTGACCGCTGCAGCAAGGATGCGCAGACCCGTGGCCAGCAGGATGATTCCCGTACCCTGAGCAATGCCGCCCTTGTCCGCTTCAGCGAACTTGGTAAACAACGTCAGGGCCGCGAGCAGGGTGCTGACGCCCACCAACCCCTTAGCAAGCTCTTCCCAGCTCAGACCACTCAGCGCTTGTACGGAGCTGACCAGGATACGGATCGCCGCAGCCATCAAGGTCATTGCGGCACCGCTACGGATCATGCCCGGGGCAGCGGCGTCCATCCCCTTGCTGACCAAGATCAAATCGCCGAGCAGAACTGTCACCGCGAGTAAACCCTTGGACAGTTCATTGAACGGCATCTTGCCCAGCGTGGCCACACTGATCGACAGAACGTCAATCGCGGCAGCGAGCAAGATCAATCCGGCAGCAAGTACTCCTATTTTGAGCGCTGAGCCAGTGGACGTGATTTTGTTGAAAGCGAAGAACGCCGCGCCCAGCTGAGTGAACAACCCAGCGATGGCGATAGAGCCTCGCGTCAATCCATCCGCATCGATCTTGGACAGACCGATCAACGACAGAGTCAGAACACCAACCGCAACCGCGATCCCGAGCAGCGCTGCAGCATTGAGGGAATTCTGCATACCCTTGAGAGCGCCAGTGAAGCCCTCAAGCGCTTCCGTGATTCCCTTGAAGAGACCCCCGCCGTCGTTGAAGATCCCGGTGGCCTTCTTGACGAATCCCTTGATCTGCAGGATCAGTGCCGCGAAGACTCCGGTCCAAATGGTTTTGAAAATCGAATCGAAGTCCAAACCGCCGCTGAAGACTCCAGCTATGGCCTG